TACCACCTGATGAGATGCAAAGATTTCTTGTTGAATAAGATTATTGATATTGGTGAAATCCTCTTTGGTCAACATTGTGTTTCCCAAGTTCTGAATCTCTGCGGCATTATCTCTGCTCTTATTAAACATGATGACAACCCTTCTTCCTGCATCACCTGTGAACTTCTTCAGCAATCCTTTCTCAACCTCACCCCGATGCTCTTCATTGATTGGATCTCCATTATTGAGATTGATAAGGGTAGAACCCACCCACCCCTGCCGGGCATTTCCAAGAATGTGCCTACTTACCTCAATATCTGAACAGATGTAGTTCAGACCTTGGAAATAAGAAGGCATAGGATAGTAATCACATGAAGGATTGTATTCTTTGAAATAGTATATCTGTGAACCTACCGGATTGTTGGGATTGTATGCCTCATATTCTCTTGGCTTTTCTTTGAAATCCTTCCAATCATTCTTCACATAGAACTTTGTCAAATCCTTACTGACACGAACTTTGTGGAATTCCAAGTGGTGAACTTCGCCAATCTTACCTATACGATTCCAAATTACTTGCAAGTAAAAACCTCTGTACAATTCATCATCTTGAATTGCCTTGCGAAGAATTGTATTCCATGTTTCACCATAACTGTTGCAGACCGCATTCACATCCCAACCCTTGCCATAGATATATGTACACTTGCTCTTAACAATTGCACCATGCTTCGGTGATTCATTGAATAATGACAATAAGTATTTAGGATAATCATTATCTGCACCATATTCAATGTATCCCTTCCCTTTCTTTTCCTCATACTTTGGTTGCTCCGCTCTGTCAAATGTCAGAACAATATGCTTGTATTGATTATCCATTGTATGTCTTGAATGTATTGTCTTGTTCATCATATTTTGTAGGTGCGAATTCAGTTGCCTCATTCAAGTACATATACCCCATCTCAAGGACTGGACTTGTTGGTGTACCTGTATTCACACTACTACCTTGAATTGTATAAGACCAAAACCCTGTATCAAATGTACTGAATAAAGAATCAGTATTGATTGTGAACTTCTGATATCTTTTCAACACACTTGCATCAGTCAAAAAAACTGAAACCACATCTTTTGTTATGCGATTAGTGAACTTGAAATAGTAATATGCAGGAACACTTGTTGCACTCTCAAGTGGTGTGCAATAAATTATTTCTGCATTCTCTCCCTTATTCAGTACTATCATAATCAAAAAAAACCACCAACAACATTCCGCTATTGGTGGCTTTACTTTATGGTTTCATAGATTGTTATCCAGTTCCGACAACTTCAAGATTAGCCGCAATCCCGGAAGGAACAATCAGAAAATCTTCCCTTTCTTGTGATGAGAAGGTGAGAAGGTAGCCATTACGATCCGCAAGGGCAGTACCACTACCTGCTTCTGTTGTTTCAAGTTGCAGACCAAACTCTTTGCCATACATCCGATAAGAACCATCACCTTCTTTGGTGACAAAGGTCAACCGATTCTTGGCAAGAGTAGTGACAATGTTACGAACATCAGCACTTCTGCTATTGATGGGAAAGATAACCTGATGGGTGAAGAAGAATGTACCATTCTCAATGGAAGATGTGATACCATTGTTGGCAGTTGATGTAGCACGAGGCACTTCAAACTTCCAAAACTTCTTGCCTGATTTTTTATTCAAGGCAGTTACCACACCTGTCACACTTGTTACAAGTGAAACACCACTTGCATCATACAGATTGGCATTCTCAATGAGCCAAATGGTTTCTATTCCCCCAACAGCCTCCCTACATTCTATACTATAGCCCGATGTTACTGCACAGGACATTTGATTTTTTTTTATTTATTTATTAGATAGCCGCCTTGAATTTCACACACTCATTGGTGAAGGCAACATTCACACCAATCTTAAAAGCAACCTTTGTGCGGATTTCATCATTGTCTTCAGAATACCACATCTTGTAGGATGTTTCTTCATCAACCAAATCAACCGCAAGAGCCATGTTGGAAACACTCATAGCATAAGCATCACCAGTTGTATTCAGACCATGTACTGCGATAATCTCAACATTGGTAGCCGGAAGGATGAATGATGTAGCATTGCTATCCTGCGGATTGTATGAGAACATATTCAGGGCACGATATGCCATAATCAGCAGACGAAACCAATCATATCCAACAAAGATTTTCACATCACCCTTGCTCATTACTGCGGCAGGGATGGCTTTGTAAATACCTTCAGTTGCGGCAATCACATTTGATTGTGTGATGGTAGTGATAGTGGCAACACCTGTGAAACCACTTACATTCGCATCAACAGGTGAACCTGCATCAATCAGTTTGATAAGACCATCAAACTTGTTCAGGTTAGCAGTACCGCTACTTGTATCACCTTGCCACAGGGCAGTTTCCAGTTGTGCGGCAATCCGCTTGTTCTTCTTGTCAAGATATGCGGCTTGGAAATCAGCATTGCCAAAATCCTCATAAGTTGATCCGGCTTTTAATGCCTCCTGCAGGAAAAAATTTTCCATGTCCTTAACACAGATGGTTTCAGAAACCTGAATCTTACCAACTGTGATATTCCTTTGTGTGAATGATGTAGTGCCGGAAGGAGAGTAACCGCAACCATCTGTTTGGAAAACTGCATCAGTATCCATCAGCGGAATTGCAACTACTGACTTGGCATTGGGAATTACAACACCACCATCTTTGATGATTTGTTGAGTCTTCGCATCAAATACCGCAGATGTCAGAAGAGGGCGAACCAGTTGTTTTGTGTATGCACTCAATGTGCCAAGTGAAAGAGCCATTCTATTTTGTTTTTAATTTTTAACTGAAAAGAATATCGTATGACTTTGTCTTTGGTTTTTGCTCATCAAATTTCAAAGAAGAATCAGGTACACCTGTCGGTGCTTCTGCAAGTGATTGTGTCAGATTCAGAAGACCTTCAATGACTTGACTTGCTTTGTTCAATTTGGCTTCATAGTCAGCGAATCTTTGCTCATAAGAAGCAAACTTGCTTTCATAAGAAGCAAACTTTTCATTGGTCATGGATTCAAAAGATGAAAACCTTGAATTCATGTCTTCTTCTTTCTTACCCTCAACCTCTATTTCTACTGCCGGTTCTTCTTCCATCGGCATGATTGCAGTAATGACACCATTGTCACCAACAACAATCTTTGTACCATCAGACAGTTCATGTTCTCCGGCAGGTGCAGGTTGACCATTGATTGTTACAACACCACCAACAACCAGTTCAGTAACCTGTACAGGTGTGCCATCTTTCAAAGTGGCATCAATCAGAGCCACAGGGTTTGTAATTTGATTGAATACAACCCGCAGTTTTTCTATTACTTCTTTTGCATTCATAAATTTATATGTCTTTAATCTGTGATAATTGTACTTAAAAGTTCAGATATTTTTTTCAAAGCATTTTCTTCGGGTGATATTGGTTCTTCATAATCAAAGATTCCTTCCACCGAAAACCCTCTGTATGTGCCTTGTTTGATTTCACTCCATACATTATCATTCTCTACATAGAATGATCCAAACCAACTACCATCTGCAACTTCTTCAAAACCTTTCATGGCTTGTATGCCTCTCTCCTTATCTACTAACCATGATTCAAACATGATGACACCTTTCACCTTCTGCTCCGGGTCATGCATCAGATTTACATTCTTGTGATAGTTCTTCTTTGCAAACTTTATGGCAATCTGTTTGATTGTGTCGGCAGAGAATTTGACATAGTGTTCACCAAACTTTTCTGAATTACGATATATCAATTCATCCGCAATCATCAAGGGTCCTGATACTATCCGCTTTTCTTCATTGATTATTGCAAATCTATTTCTAACCTTATCAATCTGTTTCAATTTTCTTGTTGCCCATTCAATGCCTTCATCACCTCCCCATGCCAACCACATGAGCCGACCACATCCATCACCTAATTCTTTTTTTGAATTTTCTCTGTGTCTTTCAAAGGCACTCATTCTTGCTATTGTATCCCTGCTTATGGCTTCACGATTTGCCAACTGGTTTGCTCTTGCCTTACCAACCGCAGTACCACAACTTCCCCATCCATTTTCTTCTGCCCATCTCAAGGCAGTTTTGGCATTCTCTGTTGCTGCTTTTGGATAGTCATAGTATGATTCCTGAAATTTAGTGCTGACATTTTCTTGTATAGTTCTGATATGATTATCCATAAATCCTACATCATGTGTCATTCCTAACAACTGGTCAATCTCTCTCATCAAATCTTTGAAATCATCAAGCAAAATTGTTGCTTCTTTCAATTGGTCATTTGATGCATTGATACCTTTCAATACCTCTCTTTCAATCAAAAATATATTATCAGCGATTTGTGCCGCTGACCTTATCATACCTTGTTCTTCTAATTCAACATTCATGTCAACTAAATGCTTGAATAATTCAACTACATTGGGACACATATCAAAGTGATTTGTTTTGTACCCATATACATCAACATATTGCACTTGATATTTTTCATCTTTACCCATTCTGTTTTCCCACATGGAATAACAAGCCGCAGTTGCTTGTTCTTGATCCTTGCCTTCATTTATCATGTATGGAATACATCTTTCAAT